ATTTATTTTATTTTCATTTTACATATTGTGGCCTTCTTTAAATAGTTATAAGTCCCTTTTGATCATCTCCTACATATTTTATGTTTGACATTTTCATTATATCCTGTTTATGAGTATTTTATACTCTTTCTTTGTATTTCGTCTTTCAAACCAACCAACCAATCTCAAAAATTTTAAAACTTTGAATGTGAACACGTGTTTTGTTTTCGAACGGTGAGCCCTCTATAGACTTAAGAGGACTTTTAGAAAAACATCTATTAACTAGTAGAACCAAAAACAATATAAGATAAATAAAAATAAGTGATCACTCGAATAAGTGTTTAGATCACTCACTTTTAGAGATTTTAATGTAGCAAAATCTATCTGGTTGTGGCGAGACTTATGTGTGCGCCTCCGTTCCAGCCGAAGAAGCTGGACCCAAAACAAATTCTTTCTTTTATGATGACAACAAATAATACAACTACCGTTAAAACTGCTTGTCAACAAAAATCAATTTCCAGTCTACCCAAGACGAAGAGTTTTACTCTTCCAGGTGACTTTGTTCTTGATTCTGGAGATAATTTGATCTCAAAAGAATTCAAACGCGCACGTACTCCTAGCGGAGAAAATCTAATTGCTGGTTCGCTCTCAGAACCTAGAGCTAGCAATTTTGATTATCCCCGCAGACATAGCCCCGCAAAGAAATCTAACAAAAATCCAAAGTATAAGGACAAATCTGTTAAGTGGTCCAACAAAGTTCATTTCGACGTTTACCCACAATCAGGAAGCCTTGATGGATTTGAGGAATTTCGTATTAAAACTCCTCCCTCTCCTATTTTGCCACAAGACAACGGATTTGTTCAGAATTTATTATTCGGTAAAGATGGTGCCCTCAAAGTTGGATTAGAGGGTGAGACTCTCAAATCAGTCAATACCCTTCTTGATATACTCAAACCTAGCCAGAGTGCACCGACTGAAGATCAAATAAGAGGTGGATTAAACGAATTTTTCCACAGTGAAGGTGTACCTAAAGAGACGTCAGGTGGTCTTATGGATCAACTCTTTGGGAGTAGTTCCCTCACCAAGAGTGGTCTGGTCAAAGATATAGTACTTCTCTCTGTTTTTACAGGTGTTTGTCTTAAATTTTGTTTTGATCCAAACAAGGAAACATTTGCTTTGATTGTTGGATTTGGAGTAGTCATCTACTTCTTTTCTAATGTAACTAAGAATGTACATTTCCTAAGGACACTTATTAATTTTGTGTCAAATATCAAATTCAGTAATAACATTCAAAGCCAATCAGGGAAAGATGATTTTGACTCGTATTCTACAGGAATCAATCTACTCTTGTCTTCATTTGTCCTGTGTACTTCCGGCAAGAATTTGCCATCTGACATATTGAAAACTTTAGGCTCATTTGACAGGGCCAAAAAATCAATGTCTGATATCATGTTTTTTGTTGTTGGACTTTTTGAAAAAATAGTTAATTGGATTCGGGTTGAATGCCTAGATATGCCATCATTAAGATTTCTTTCCTCCAACAATGCTCGTATTGATGCATTCTTCAAAAAGGCTAGCACCATATATGACAAACAAAGGCACTGTGAATTGTACGAGACTGAGGAAACTTATGGAGTTCTTCGAGCGCTCGTTGGCCAAGGGAAAAATATGTTTATGGAATTACCAAAAGACGAATGTACAAGTGGAGCCAGAGCTCTCCTTCAACAGGAAATCAATAGGTTGACTAAGATGATGGTGGCTTTTGAGGAATCGCACCCAACCCTTAAAGGTTTTAGAATGGAACCTGTAAGTATGTTTCTAAGAGGTGCTGCTGGAGTTGGCAAATCAGTAATTATGCACCACATAACTCATGCTTTTTGTGCATCTGTTCTTGATGATGAGAAATACAAAGCATTTCAATCCAATCCCGCAGAATTTATTTATAATAGATTCTTCGAGACTAAGTATTGGGATAAATATTCTCTCAACAGCATTGTCACTATGTTTGATGATTTTGGACAGGCCCGCGATGTAGCTGGTGATGCCGACAATGAGATCATGAATTGGTTCAGAGCAGTTAATTGCTTTAAAATGGATCTACACATGGCTAAGATCGAGGATAAAGGTAATGTAGCTTTCAATTCAAAATTGGTTATAGCAACTACAAATCTTCAGAATTTTTCTGGTATAGAGAGTATTAGGGACAAACTAGCTCTCTTGCGCAGAGTTGCCATCGATGTTCTTGTCGTACCAAAGAAGGAATATTGTACTGTTGAAACTCAGAAAGCTGCCCACTGGGCAAGAAGATTTGACCCAAGTAAAATGCCTGATTCTGAAGAAGTTACCATTGAGACAGCTGGAAAGAAGGATACCATTATACCAAAGATTATCAATCCGTATATGCAAGATTTTTACCCACTTGACAGACAAGGTCAACCTACCGGCGAGGCCTGGGATTTCCTAGAGTTAGTTAAGAGAATGGTTGCCATGTACAAACGTAATGAGGCCTGGTATTTGGCACAAAAGAAAGGTGTTGACGAAACTGAAGCGTATTTCAGAAACATTGAAAAAGCTGATAGTGGTATTAAGGCCCAGGCCAAATTATTCAACTTCAATTTTGGTGCTCAGATGGAGAATGTTGAGTCTGATGACTCTGGTGATGAGTCAGATTACGACGAATCAATAGCCATGCGAGCTCCTCAACTTCGATTATTTCCGAATCACATCAAGCGCATAGTTGAAAGAGAGATAGCCAACATAGACAATCTTGAGCCGACATTGCAAGCTGCCACTATACTTGAAGTCATGAAGATAGCAAAATGCACTTATGTTAATTACGATGATTCGAAGAATTACCATTGGAGTATTGTGTTAGCCTCTTTATGTTTGGATCGTGAGGAATTTGTTACTAAGTATTTTTCTGGTAATCATCGAATCCGATCTATGTGGCTTGAAGATGTTGTCATTGATCCCAAATTTTTGGTGTTCTCTCTGCCAGTTGATGGAATGGAAGAGATCCTAGAAGGCTCAGAGAAGGCTCATTCCACATGGAAAGAGTACATGAGTAAATTGTGGGATAGCATCAAAAACCCTATTGTTGAAGCTTATAGTGGGGCCCTTAGTTTCTTAAAGGAAAATCAAGGGATTATAACCCTATGTCTATCCATATTTGGGGCAGTCTTTGCAAGTGTTTTACTCACAGGAGGGACTATGACCCTTGTTGGATATATTTTTCCTTCTTGGAAAGATATTGACATTGAGGGTCAATCCAAGAATTATCATAAGGAAACGCGAGACTTTGAGAAAAAGAAAACGATTTCACCCAGTGCTCTACGAGCTTTACGAGGTGGCGGTAATACCGGACAATCAGGAGGAGACTCCAGTGGTTATGATCTGATCAAGAAAGTTGTTAAAACAAGCCTCTTTACTCTCAGAGTCCAAGATGATCCAGACAAGAAAGAAGACCAGTGGATTGAATACGGTAGTGTCCTTTTTGTTAGAGATACAATAGCTTTAATGCCATTACATTTCATTACCAAGTTGCAAGCTAGAGTTGATGAGAATCCTGCTGTGAATCAGGCCAAATTCTCACTCACTGGTTTTGGCAGTCAGGGTAAGGCAAAGATTCAGATTGGTACTCTTGGTGACCTACTAGACAATGCCTATGGTGATAATTTAGTTGAGCAGGACTTGTGTCTGGTTAAGTTTCCAAAACATATTTGTCAACCACATGTTGATCGTGTGGCCAATTTTGCTACCGATTCAGACATAGCTAATATAATGAAGAGTCATGTTAGTTATGTAATACCCAAATTAGAGGATGGTGATGTCCGTATGAATACCGGGTATGGTACAATTTTTGGAAGGCAGTTTGACGTGGTGGATAATGAGGGACTCATACAAACCTACACAGTCAAACAAAGTTTTCAATACAAGGGATTCACCCGTGAGGGTGATTGTGGTTCACCATTCTGTGTTCTCAACTCCAAGATCCAGGGTAGGAAAATTTATGGCATTCATGTTGCTGGTAAACCTGATGTTAGTTCATATTCAGCCCTTATAACACGTGAAATGTTGGAAGCTGCCCTAAAAGAAGTTGAGGAAAATTTCAAGGATATTATTATCACAGAACCCTTCGATGAGAAATTTACAGCTCAGAGTGCTAAGGATGTGAACTTTGATCAGTTCAACGTCTTTGGTAAATTGAGTGAATATCCCTCTACATGCTCAAATACCCAAATCATACCCTCCAAGTTATTCAATACTTACACTACAACTGATTTGAGACCCGCTCTTTTGTACAAGAAAGGTGATATTGACCCGGTTAGCAATGCTTTGAAGAAGTATTGTGGAAATCACACTTATGTGACCCCACAGATTTTCAGTGATTGTGTCCGTGAGTTACGTGATTTCATATACAAAAGAGGGAATGATAGGATACGCATACGTGCTAGAGTACTGAGCGTTTGGGAAGCAGTTTATGGTATTGAGGGTACTGAGCATTTCAGAGGGATTCCTCGGGCCACTAGTTCAGGTTATCCTATGAATGTGAATTCTAACAAAGACTACAAGAAAGGTCTATTTCCTCCACCTGTTGGCAGGTTGAGAGAGGACGATCCCACCCATATATTCTGGGAATTATTTGACCTGGTACAAATTGACTTGAACAAAATGAAGAGTGGTATCAGACCGTTCTATGCTTTCACAGACTTTTTGAAAGATGAACTTAGACCTGAGGAAAAAGTTAAAACTGGCAAGACCAGACTTATTTCGGGCTGTCCGTTAATATATACTATAATATCACGAATGTACAATCAATCGTTTGATGCTTATCTTATGTCCAATCGCATTTGGAATGGTAGTTGTGTTGGGATAAATCCCTACTCAACCGAGTGGGATGAGTTGGTCAAATATTTGAGTGCTTTTGATGAGAGTGAAAAATCGAGTTTGGTAGGTGCTGGTGATTTCTCAGCATTTGATGGGGATCAATTGGTAACTATTCAAATGATGACTTTGGAATTGGTTCAGGACTACTATGCTCGAGAAGGCAGCTGGTCATTAACAGACAAGGAGGAACAGGAGAGAGTTAGATCCGTCTTATGGTGTGAGGTAACAAATGCACGTCATATCAACGATGGTATGTTGTATGAATGGTTTGGTGGACTATCTAGTGGACACCCTGAAACTGTTATCATCAACTGTATAGTCAATCAGTTACTCTTTAGAGTCTGCTGGAAAATGATTATTGGGCCAATACACATGTTCAATGATAATGTTCACTTAGCCGTGTATGGCGATGATGTGGTGTATTCTGTCAACAGAAGGTTCAGAAATAAGTTTAATGACATCAATATTGGTGTTGAGATGGAAAATTATGGTATGAAGTATACAACAGAATTGAAAGAAATTGCTACTGTCGGCTTCCGTCCTATAGATACAGTTGAATTTTTGAAGAGATCATTCTATTTTTCTCCTAAACTCCACAGATGGATAGCACCCTTGCGTCTAGAAGTGGTTCTCAATATACCCATGTGGACTAAGAAAGGAACATATTCTGATGAAATTGTGTGTGACAATGTGGTAGTTGCGATACGTGAATTAAGTCTTCATGATACTGAGACCTTCAATATTTGGAGACCTCGCATTGTAGAAGCTTTTCATCGATATTATTGTCACACAAATCCATGTATGAATCTAGAAACTGAACAGGGATTTATTCAAGCTCTTGTTTGTAATTCCGAGTTTGTTGACTTAGATCAAATACCCGATTTGGAAGAGGATTCTCATAGTAGGATTCTCTCCTACAATGTAGATCTCTTTAATTAGAGATCAATGTCTCGGACAGACAGTAAAAATGCCCCGCACATTTATGTGTTTTACCCCTTTTGGTTAAAAAGGGGGGCCATGGTACAGCTCTACAAATGAACCCTCACTCAGTGTGATCCGTAAGAAAATTTAAGACCCTAGTATAAAGAATTCTTCTCTATCAGGCTGCTGAGTGTGAACTAGTTCGGTATTCACCGATAGGCCAGCAGGATGCTAGGATGGCGTCCCCATCGAAATCCAGCGGAACTAGGTATAGCTTATGGGCTCGGGTGGGCCCACTAGCTGAAAATCCACCCGCTACTACAAACAACAACGCACAGGAGTCAGTTGCTCCTACCGCAAATAATAACAACTACACTGGTGACAATGTTCCTGCTGAGGGCGTTGTTACTACTGAGGCTACAACTACATTTGTTGCAGATGCAAATGTGGTTAGTGCCTCACCTCACAGAGCGATAAGTATTGATCAACTCCTTATGGAATCCAGTTCGTCAAATTTTTACCAAGATATTAAAACATTTCTTGCGAAGCCAATCCGCCTTACAGCTGGTAGTTTATCTACTACTGATGTGGTTAGTGTTCCTCTTTATGTGGCTAATTTACCACAAGACATTTTTAGGGCCTCTGCCATGATGAACGATAAAGCCAAAGGCTTCATTGGTTTTAGGGCTACCATGAAAATTAGATGGCAAGTTAATGGGAATAAGTTCCAACAAGGAAGGTACTTCCTCAATTACGTACCAACAGGGGGAGGTGATTATACTAAAGCTATGATTAAGGCTGCTGTTGATTCAAATAACAACACCCTCACCTCTAGAACTCAAACATTCCATGCTGAGATTGACGTATCATGCGATACAGAAGCTAATTTGACAATTCCTTTCGTTTCAACCATGAACTACGTGCCCAATGTGACAGGTGGAATCAACTATTTTGGAATGCTTGGGGTTCTCGGTTTATGGGCCTACTCGCCACTTGTTGCTGCAACAGGTTCTACCGTGGCTTCCTATACAATATGGGCTTCATTTGACAATGTGGAGCTCATTGGTCCTGCTCACCCACAATCCAGTCGTGCCAACTTTTCTAGCTGGAAAGGTAAAAGCCAGTCTGAGCAAGAAAAAGGTGAGGCAATGGGTCCCATTCAGTCAGGATTAATGAAGGTCTCCAATCTAGCTTCTCTCTTTGTCACGGTTCCATTGATTAGTGACTACGCAAAAGGAACTGCTTGGCTTACAGACAAATTGTCAGGAGCTGCTTCTGTTTTTGGATGGTCTAGACCCAACAATACTGGAATAGTTCCAAGAATGACAAGAGAATCTACTCCTTGGTTTTGTAATGTTGATGCTCCTGATCAATCACAACATCTGTCTCTTTCTTACAAGAACTCGGTTGGTTTGATGCCTGGTTTCTCAGGTACCGATATTGATGAGATGGATTTTTCATTCTTCAAAACTATACCAGCCTGGCACGCAACAGTTACATGGAGTACAGCTGCCATACCGGGTGCTGTGATTACTTCCATTTATAATGGTGCTATGCAGAATGTGTTGAGCCGCACTGTTGGAGCGGCAACCATTTACGATTTCAAACCCTACGAATTTTTGTGCTCTCAATTCGCGTACTGGAGGGGTAGCTTAGTATATACATTCAAATTTGTTAAAACCGAATTCCATTCAGGGAGATTGTGTTTTGCTTTCTTTCCACAAGACAACTATGCTAGTGGAGCAGCAGGAAGTTATGCTCTTTCACCCTATGTTCACAATGAGGTTATTGACATTAGAGATTGTAATGAGGTAACTTTTGTTATTCCTTATATATCTTCTTCACCATGGAGACCAACCTCACTAACTGCGTCTCAAACCCAACTTGGTGAATTCAATGTTTACGTCGTTGATCCTTTAGTGGCACCTTCATCAGTATCCTCAAGTATCAGTATCATTCTGGAAATTTCAGCTGGACCTGACTTTGAGGTTTCAGTTCCAAAGGGTAATGCTTTTATACCAATTGTTGATATGGTGCCCCAGTCTGGTAGTAGTGATTTCAGTGGTTTTAAACCACAGAGGAACGACTGCGAACTAGTTTCAGGCACTCTTGGGTCAGCTAGTGTCAAACCTGATCAAGGAATAAACGCACTCGCATGTATTGGAGAGAGCGTATCATCGTGGAGGACTATGCTCAAAATGCCCAATCTAATACCACCAAGAGATGGTTTTGGTGCATCTCAAAATTTTCTTAACATGGTACCTTTCGCTGTACCAGTAGCCCAATACATTGGACCTGGTGTTTTTGCAACCCCAGTTAACTCTGTGGATTTATATGGAGTTCTTTCATCCATGTATGCCCTATCTAGAGGATCCGTCCGAATCAAGTTAGTCAGTGTTACTACTGCTGCCCCTGACACAGCTCCTTCTACGTATTTATATGCAGCTGGTGTTGCCTCTGACATGACTTCTTCAGTCATTGTTAGTTTTGGTGCTACTGATTGGCAAGCGACTGCAACTTACAAGAATAGACTAAATTCTTTACAGCTATTTTACAACAACAAAGCAAATGGAGTTTGTGAATTTGAGGTTCCACAATATCACAAGTGGCACTCACGAGTGAATGCTGCCCATACTCTAGGACCCGCTGGTCGTGATTATGGATCGAATGTTTTGGCCACTGCTGTTGGAATTACTCACTACTACAACAACAGCACAAATGGGGGCCTCTCTATTATATCAAGATCCTTGGGGGATGATGGTAATTTTGGCCTCTTTGTATCAGTTCCTCCACTGACCCCAACACGCACAATAGCTTTGCAGAATTAATATTTGTTAACCATCATTGTATCCACTCTTTTGTCATTTTTAGAGTGTTTCGCCAGTAGAAAATGACCGCGCTCCTCGCGCGACTAATTAGAGGCATAGATTTACGAACTTAGAGTTTATCGTTTATTTATTGATCAAAGATCTCTCTTGAAACAAGATCTTGATTGACAGTACTATTAGGTACCGCTCCCGTTTTACGATTTTCCGTTTTGAATTTCGTCATAACATCGTACGATTCAGCGAATGAATTGGGAGCGGTGCACTATGGCGGTCAAAAACTCAAAACAACACTTCAGTGTGTAAGGATATCACGGTTATCCGACGTAGATCCTTCGTCGACGTTCTTAGAGAAAGAATATGATTAGAAAGCCGTTAGGCCACTTTGCGTGGTCCTAGAGGGCGCTCTTGCAATTTATTGTAGGATGAACCCTTTTCTTAATG